GGGGGGGGGAGTTCCGGGCTGTTAATTTCAATGGATAGTGGCAGTCCCGGCATTGGAATTGCCTGTAGTGAGAGGGAGGCTAGCGGATGTGACCAGTTTAGCCAATCACCCAAGTTTGATCCTGCTTGGGAATTTCTTGAATTTGGGAATGGCATAGATGTTTCTGGGATTGAGCATGGTAAAAAGTCAGGCGTTTTAGTTTCCGTGGGGTCGCAGAGCGGCCAAGGCATAGCCGTAGCCTGTAGCGAGAGGGAGGCTACCGGATGTGGCCAATTTAACGATACGCCTGATTTTTCGATTCCAAAAGCGAAGTATCTTAATTTTGGGAAGGGACTTAACGTCAAGGGCCTTGCAGGTGAAGGAGGGTCAGGTCTTTTAATTTCCGTTAACACTAGCGGCAACAGTGGGGGAGTAGCCGTAGCTTGCAGTCAGAGGACGGCGTGCGATTCGCTGTATGATGCTCCGACGTACTGCTGTGACATATTTCCTGAAGTCGCTGACCTCGATTTTACTAAAGACCGCGCGGAATTCATTGAGTTTGGAAGAAACCTTATTGTTTCTGGAGTTAATACACAAGACAAAACAGGTGTTTTAGTTTCCAGCAAGATAGCAATTGGTTGTAGTGATCGCGAGCTTAAAAAAGGTTGTGATCCGGAACTCCCCGACGAGATGACAAAGTATGGCGTAGAATTTATAGAATTCGGAGACGGTATTGCCGTTTCGGGAGTACAGGAGGATGGCTGGTCGGGTGTTGCAATATCAGTAGAAGGAACGATGAAAGTCGGGACTACTGGTTGTGGCACCGGGTGGTTGCCCTGCGCTAGTACCAGTTGCCTGATTATTGGGACCGGATTGACATGGGATACTGGCACGAACGTAGTTGCTGGACCGCTGATCAGCGACATTCTTTGTGACAACTCATATGTTGACGACGAGTGGCTCAATCAGCCTTTCGGCACGTTACTTGTGGGCACCGGGCTTACTCTCAACAGAGATATAAGCCCTGTGGAGCAACCACCAGACCCCAACGGATTCCCCACAGGGGGATGTTCTGTATGGCTTAATACAACCCATTGTGTCACGGGGACCACCGCTGGGGGTCAGGAGATAGGCGGCTTATTTGAGTGCTTGAAGTTTGGAAGCGGCTTCTACGTAGAAGAAGGGATTTCAGGGCATAACTGCGGCGCATATACGCTTCACTCAAGCGGAATTAAAATAGGAGCGACGGGGTGCAAGTCTGAATTCGAATGTAAGCCAGTAGACTGTCTGGTATTTGGAAGCGGCCTGACGGTCGATCCTATAACAAACACCGTGTCTGGCCCCAGCGTTAAATTGGTTGCCTCCTGTAGCGGAAATGATTTTGGACCGGTCGTACCAGACCAGATTACTTTTGGCAGCGGCCTCACTGGCGTGTTCAATTTCAGCACATGTGATTTCCAAGTCGATGCACCACAGTGGATTAGAACAACCCCTTGTGGAACCCCAGCCTCCGATGCGGCAGGGTTTTCCCCTCTTTCGGATGACGAACATAGGTTCTTTAATACTCTTGATATGTCTACTGGGCTGTTTGTGAGTCAATCGGGCTGTGCATTTAAGATTACCGGCCCAAGATATTCTGGCCTTGGAACCTGCGAGGCAGATGAAGAGGCAAATAGAGCCAGAGACTACGGGCCAACTCCATTCGACACTCTTGTGTTCGGGAGCGGTATCGAGAAAGCTGGCCCTGAGTGTGCTCCGATTCTGCATGCTGTTCAATATATTTCTAATAAGGGTTGCGAGAACAAGCCAACCACAAAATTCAACGAAACTTTCTTCCGCAATATAATTATCTCTACAGGACTGAATGCAAAAGTAGTTCCAGACTTCCCCTGTGCTTTTGAAATTACAGGGCCGGATGTTAGTGGAATGTCTGTATGTGACAGAGACGGAATGCCTTCTACGCCATTCCAGACTTTGATATTTGGAAGCGGTCTTCAGGTAGAGTTAGACGCCCCCGGAACAGAAGGTCAATGCGCAGCTACAGTTAATCTGGTTCAAAAGTTTAGAACAAGAAGCGGTAGTGTAGCTTCTCCTAGTCAGGGGATCAGGAACGATGTGTGCCATGACGGGCCTTTCGAATGCATCGGTATCGGAACGGGCCTTACAATGAAAGATGAAGGCGACTGTGAAGCACTCATCTCTTGGAACGGTTTTGACTACAGAGTAACGGGATGCGTAGACGCAGTAACTGCCTCAATTGTTTCCCGCGCCCGTAGCGTAGTGTTTGGCACAGGCTTCGGCTATATGGGTCAGTCACATACGCCAGCGGCAGATCGATTGGACTTTGCTCTAACAGCAGGACCGCAGTGGACTGATCATGATGCTTATCTATGCGCCGATTATGCTCAAGCGGATCATCAAGTCGCGTGTGAAGTGTCGGGTTATAAAGGTCTTGATGTTAGGGTTGCGGAAGGTGACAATGTTTCTACTATTTTCCTTGCTCCTAACGTGCATCAATTTACGGAAGATTCAGATAATTGCAAAATACCTGACGGGGCGAATGGGGGTGCTTTGCACACCCAAATGCTTGAGCTTGGTGTGGGCTTGGAAAAAATTGCTTCTTACTCAACAGCTAGCGAATGTAAGACCCTCATAGCCAAGAATTTGACAGTCGGGGGCATAGGGGACTATATTAAAGAGATTACATTCGACGCGATTGGTGGCTGCACAACTCTTCAAGGAACATTTCAAGAGTCATGTGACGATGGCAAGTATACAAAAATGAAGATGGGCACAATCGGGTACAAGGGGGATTTGCCGGTAATTACAGGTATTGCTTGTAGCGGAGACTCTATGGCTGTATTCGCCGCAACTCTCACTTTTTGTAATGGACTATTACAAGGGGTAAGTTAATGAGCGTTACGCATATAGGCATAGGGCCAAGATACGGAAACACTTGCTGTTCATGTTGCACAGCACCGCCCGCAGGAACTCCGGGGGTTCCCATCGGGGCCAATATTGACTCGTGTTATTGTAATTGCTGCGCTTGCGTTCCAACTGGACCTCTTTGCTTTGAGATGATTAATTGTCGCATCCAAGGTGGTGGCGGCGGTGGCGGCGGTGGATCGCCATGCATGTGCGACGACTTCTCATTTACGTTCGCCAAATCGCCATCCATGTGTTACTACCACAGTGACGGCGACTTGAATCCCGGCGGGGCGCTCTGCACCGTGTGCCTTGCCGAATACCAAGACCAGCCAACGGGAGCTTATATAGAAGCGTGGGGTTTCTCAGGGACTGTCTGTGGCGACTGCACTACTAGCTCACCTCCTATGTCAGGGTCTGACTGTGATGGCATGTGCATTACCGCCAGCCTATGTTGTTGCAAGACGGGAATTCAAGTTACTGGTCTTCCTCTCGGCTTCGATCATCCATGCCCGCAACTCCACCCGAACGGCCCATGCGCCACAGAGGGAGACGGCATTGTAACGGGGGCTGGACCTCTTCCATGCTCCTCACACTGCTTCTGGTTTGAAATAGAACCCTGCTCGGTTCCCTGCTCTCCTTGTGCTTATTACACTGGCACCGAAGAGTGGCCGCAGACCACGGAAGGCACATTAAGTATCAACAACTGTGCTGATCTGGTAAGCGGCCAATGCAAGGGCACCGAAGGACAAAAGTTTATGCTCTTGGTGGAGGGGGAGTTCCTTATCAACTGTGACTGTCAGACAGGAATGCTCGACCCTGATCCTTCGATGACACCCCCCATTCACCCAGTAGTGATGCAGTGGTCTGGCCTGATTACAGAAGGTGCCTGTTCTCCCTAGCTGGAAACATAAATGTTAAGAGGAAGCACTGATGTCTGAAGAAAAACCCAATATTTGTAATAATGAATGCCAGTGCTCCGAAGCAGGGTTCTGCCCGGTGTATGGAATTACTATGACGAAACGTTTGCATCGCTTGTGCCAAACAGACGAAGTGTGGCGAAAGAATTTTCAGAACTTTTTTGCTCCTCCCGCTAATGAAGCCGAAAGGCAAGAGCGAGAGGACCGTACAAAGGAGTCTAGAAAAATGAGCGCAAATAAAAAACGACTAGACGAAGTTATTAATGAGGTAGAAGAGTCTGGGGTTAATTTAGATAACTATGAAGAAAAACAAGAGGGGCTTGGGAATTTGCTGGCTGGAATATTTGGAAAGCTCGGAATTACAGAAAAGTCTGTAGAAGAATGGTCAGGGATACAGGGGTGTGGGTGCGATAAAAGAAAGCAGTTTTTGAATAAAATCCTTCCGTTTAGAAAAAAAGAGTAGTCTGTTGCCCAGAAAGAAAAAGAAAAATAACAGTGACCTCCCGAAAACTCATTCTGACGGAGGGTATCCACAAAGAAAAGTAATCCCGAAAACTGAAAATCAATCGAATTATCTTAAGGCCATGATAAAATCCGATGTCGTATTCTGCACTGGCCCTGCCGGTTCTGGTAAAACTGCTGTTGCGGTTGGCCTTGGATGCCAGCTTCTTCAGGAAAACACGGTGGGCAAGATCGTCATAGCTCGCCCTACAGTAGAAACGGGGGGAGGACTTGGACATTTACCGGGAACTTACACAGATAAGATTCAACCCTATCTTGTTCCTGTGTTGGAAGAAATGGGTAAATATATCTCACGAGACATGCTAGATAGCCTTCGTTTTAACAACATAATAGAACTGTGTCCGCTGGAATATATGCGTGGAAGGAATTTCCACAACACGTTTATGATTTTAGACGAAGCCCAAAATGCCACGCTTGAACAAATAAAAATGTTTGTTACGAGGATTGGGAAAAACTCTAAAGCGGTATTAAATGGAGACCCTGATCAAACAGACCTTAATGACTACATGAAAGGAGGACTCGAAACCTGCATGGAAAAGTTAGGAGAGATAGAGGGCATATCTATCTGTAAATTAGAAGGACGAGATATTATTAGGAATGATATTATTGCTAAAATTCTAGACAGATTAGGTTGAGGTGCTGTCAAATGCAAAATGTTCCTATTTTGAGTAATGACGAAGTTGGAAAGTTAATTACTGTCCCTGAATGTATTAATATTATAGAAAGGCTGTTCAAAAACCTAGACCATACTCAGATGCCTCCAAAAACTTATCTAAACATTCCTAACGGAGACTTTCGAGCGATGCCCGCTATAGCATACGATACGGCGGGAATAAAATGGTGCGGTGTCCATCTCGATGATACAGGCACGAAGCGAAAAGTCAATATTTTTGCCAAAGTTTTAATTAACGACATTAAGACGGGCAAGCTTTTATGCATCATGGATGGAGAAACGTTAACTGCCATTAGAACAGCGGCTGTAACGGGAGTCGCCACCAAATACTTGTCTAGACTTGATTCGCAAACAGCGGCTTTTATTGGGTGCGGGAATCAAACAAAAAGACAAATCGAGGCCGTTACCGCCGTTAGAGATATACATGAGATATTTTTATATGACTTAGATTCAGACCGAGCGCACAGGATGGCCGAAGAGTTTGACAACGCAAGAGTCTTCGACAGCCTAGCAGAATGCTTAAGGGATGCCGATATCGTAACCACCCTTACCCCTTCTCGGAAGGGCTTTATTAAGCAGGAGTGGTTAAAAGAATCAGTTCTTATCAATGCCGTTGGCGCAGACGCCAAGGGGAAAAGAGAGCTAGATGCTTCTGTAATTAACCATATGGGACTCATCGTTTATGACGAGTGGGAGCAATGCTCTCATTCAGGAGAAATTCAATACTTATCAGAGTGTATTCGCAGGCCAGCTTTATTTTCTTTGGGGGAAATAGTCAGTGGACCTTTAGAGTACAATAATATTGATCGCACCATGGGCACGCTGTTTGACGCTACCGGATTAGCAATTGAAGATATAGCTACAGCCAGATACGTTTATGAGAGGACGACATGAATGGCCCAATTAGAGAAGACAAGAAAGCCGAATATTTGATTCGAAAACATCAACATGCTATTGAAGTAATTAAAAGAAAGGATCATGAGTGTACAGCGATGGGAGGGGACGAGATGAAAAGGAGGCATATCCTAAAGAGGGCGGCGCAAATTATAGAGCTTAAAAAGTTTTTGCTTAATTTGACCGGCAGGTGCTCTCCAAACGACCCCAAATGGCCCGTCTAATACGTATGTAAGAACAGAACATCTAGCCATGTATTAAATGGTGTGACTCCAAGGTCGTCATATTTTAAAACAGGCTGCGAGAAGTCATAAGAGGCTGCCGTATGGGCCGCTGCGGCAATAGGAAACGCCGTAGCCTTTTGCATGGCAGAGAATTTTTGGTCAGACCTGATGACCCTTTCAAACAATAGATCGTCTACTGCGACACGCATAATTACTAAGTCGTCCCGAGGAGGGCACGTTCTTTGAAAGACTTTCGTCAGAGCTTCGTCGTCCAACCCAGATTCGTGGATTAGAAAGTTAACAATTCTATGATGGCCCGGATATCTTAATGTTTTATAGCAGCAATTGGGAACTTTTCGTCTTTGCATCGTGGCAATTGTATGGGCTGCTCCCCCGCTAGTATAGAACGCTTCTAACTCACCGATTTCGGTTTGTACAGGTTCTTCAAATCCGCCCATCCCTCTTTGCACGTCTTGAAGGCCGTTTATCAAAACGATACAATTATCTCTGTATTCGTTTATTAAGCCAGCATATGACCATGTGCAGCCATATTTTAAAGTATTAGTAGGTCTCTGAGGAAGTCCTCCTGCCATCATCGTGATTGAGTTGGGAATTTCACCCTTGCTTTCTACGTATTCTCGGTACAGATTTTCAGCCACGATATTAACCCAGCCCGGTGCAAGGCCCAGATCTGTCATTACAGGGCACTCTGCTTTGTGATTGGCGTATTCGTTAATTTTTTCGCTGACTTTAACGCAGCCACCTAGGTCAAGATATTTTATTCCATTGTCAATGCAGAAAGTTGCTAATTTCAGGTTCTGATGGTAGGGTAGTGACGAGATTACCATCGAGCACTCTTTTAACATCTGATACGATGTGCCTCGAATGAACTTATGTCGAGAAGGTTTTAATATTTTTTGACAATCAAATATTGCCTTTTCATCTTGATCTAGCACCACAACATCATGATCCAAGCTTTCCATGGCCCAAGCTATCGCTTTCCCCATATTCCCTGCGCCAACAATAGCAGTTCGATTATTTATCATGACCCCTCCTTATCGTAATAAGCTAGCCAGACGTACCCTAAGTTTGCTATGGTATAGCACAAAAAAATAATAGATAGGGCGTACTTATTTTTAATAGCTAGATCGACAGATACAACAGCATAAAGAACGCTCGACATCAGTAGTGCCCAAAGACCCATTCTCATTTCTCCCAACTCACTGATTTCCCAGACACTGCTTGAGAACAATCCTTAGCCCTTTCAAATGTCCAATGTCTAGCATCTGACTTTTTATTAGCTGCCCACAATTCTAAAGCACCGCTCTGCATTGTTCGACCAAAGGAAAATGAGGCCACCCAAGGCAAATAGGACTGCTTGTTCATTTCGGCTAGATTATTAATTGCTTCTTCATCCTTTTGCCCACCACTTAAGAAAGCAATTGCTGGAACCGCAGAGGGCACGGTTCTTTGAAAGCAATTTAAAGTGGCGGCGCTCACACCTTCTGATCTCTCCCGAATGGTGCTCTTGTATCCAGAGACGATCATATTGGGCTTGAGAATGATCTGTTCCAAATCAACTCTTTCCCAATATAGGGCGTCAAATAGAATGTGGAGTATCTTTTCCGTTACATCAAAAGACTTCCAGATTGTTTGTACTCCATCCATCAATACTTCTGGCTCCACTATAGGGACTATCTTTTCTTCTTGACACTTTCTAGCATATCTAGCCAGAGTCCAAGCATTAGCCAGTAAGCAAGTATCGGCATCATTAACGTCAATAACGGCACGCCACTTAGCGAATTCGGCCCCCAAGTCTTTATATTCTCGAAGCCTTTCTGTAAGTCCATCAAGTCCCTCCGTTAGCTTGCCCCCTGTTTTATTGTAGGGCTTGGCTCCCCCGTCTACCTTGATACCTAAAGTAATTCCCTTGTCCAGCAATGGCGCTATGGTCTCTTTGTTCCTGATCGTTTCATCATATAAGATGACGCCCCCGATATAGCGTTCCAGCCCCTCTGTGGAAAAAAGATTGTGTCGATAGTCATGTCTCGTTTCTGGCGTAGAAGACATTCCCACAGAGTCAAATCTTTTTTGTATGGTGGGGGTGCTCTCGTCAGCAGCTAAGAGACCTTTGCGCTTATCAAATATACGGTTAATAGTTTCTGTCATTTCCATATTAATATCCTTCAAGAGAGGGAGAGCTTGGCTGCCCGATAAAGGCCATTGGAAACAGCGAAAAGAGGTTGCTCTGCGTGCCTTACTTCAGAGATAGGGACTGGGAAATCGTCTACTATTAACTCCTTAAGTCTTTCCACGAATCCTGCAACTAGAGAAGTCCCTCCCGCTACTACAATCGGCATTTCCGCAGTAACATTTGGCAATTTCTTCTTAGGGGTTCTTTCATACAATTCCTTGAATTGTTCAACAACATAATTTAGTAAAGATTCATAGTAGATAGAAACTGCCCGTTGAATCCCATTTGTAGAATCGTAAAGGCTAAAGTCGGCCTTTTCTTTGACAGCAGTCACCACGTTATGGGTCTCGTCCGTGTGCTGAGCCGCATGACTGTCGATCCAGTCTCCACCCCGGCTCAAGCTGAAGGCAAAGACAGGAATACCCATAAAGGAGTAGACAATGTTGCACATACCGGCTCCGAAGCTCATTCCAATGCCGCTGTACTGCGTGTCAGCTAACTCTGAGTATACGACAGCCAGCCCCTCCGTCATTACGTTAACATTTTTATAGCCTAGATCGTCAAAAACGCCCCCTAATATCTGTTTATGGTACTCCACGTCAAAGTCCGCATCAATTGGCTCAGCGGGAACGCAGTAGTATAGAACGTCGCTATCTGCCGTAGGCTTTCCAGCTATAGCCTTGACAAGCTCTCCCACCATGAGATTTGAGACCGGCTGCTTGGGGTTCAGAACACCCTTTGACATAGGTCTAAGGCATTCTTGATGGAATAGATTTGCGAACTTGAAGGCGTCGTCACCTAGAACATGTAGGATGCCATCAACCTTAACATAATGAGCACCAGAATTTTTTAGCATACTTTCACCGAACTGACTCGCTGAACCCTCAAGGAACTTGGAGGGGTTGAGTTTGAAAAAAGCGTCTCTAATCTTTCGGAACTTTACGTCTCCTGCTTCTTTTTCTGCACAAGATATAAATCCGGTTCCAATGTCCACACCTATAGCGCGAGCATTGACTGAAGGAAGGGGGGCAGCATCTGTCATTTTCAATTACCTCTTGTTATTCTAGTTGGAGTCCTGTTAACTCTCTAATCCTTTTCACTCGCATGGACTTCACCTATTCTCTCATCCCCAAAAGAGGTCTCTATCTTGGGAGCCTTGAAGTTCAGCGCCTTTTCTGCCAGATCGTGAACTTCCGGGTCCGTAGAGCGTACCCTCTTTTCCTTTTTAACTTTTCTCTTATAAGAGTCGTTGAGGTACGTATTGAAGACGTAGATCGCTATCAAGGAAAATGCAAAGGGCCAAAACGAATAGGCCAGCATGTTTAGAAAAATCTCGAACGCGTTTGAGAACATTATTCCATTCCTTGTGGAAAGGCTAGATTGTCGTCATGATTAATTGTCCATGTTACTTCGTGAGTAACGGCACGGAAGGTTCGGGATGCTGATGGATATCCGTTTCCTGACTTCTTAACTCCTCCGAAGGGTACATGAGACTCAGCAGCGATAGAGCCACCATTCCAATAGCACATCCCATAATCACACCTATCACGACAAATTCTAGCTTTTTTGAAATCTTCAGTAACCACGCCAACAGCCAAGCCATAGTCAGTATCATTATAGATCCTAACAGCATCATCAATTGTGTCAAAGGGTATGAGTGCAACATGGGGTCCAAACACCTCGCTCTTTAAGTACGGGACATTTCTCCACTCGGTTTTATATACAAGGGGGCTGACGTAGTAGCCGGGAGATTGATATGAAGGCTCAAGTAGCACCTCGGCATCTTGATCATCAGCCACCATATCATTAAATCTTGTAACGGTTTCTAGTTGCTGAGCATTGATCAAAGGCCCCATGTATGCGGAACTTGGCTTGACCTTTCCACCAACCACGTACCCGTTGTCCACGAAAGGCGCGCCTGCTTTGACAGTGGAGGCCCTTTCTACGAAAGCCTCGCAGAACTTATCGTAGATTGTTCGCTGTACGATTATTCTACCAGAGGACACGCATCTTTGCCCAGAAAGCTTGAATGCGCTAGCTACTGAGGAGTATACAGCTAGATCAAAATTAGCGTCCTCAAAAACTACGACAGCAGACTTGCTTCCAAGTTCACAGGAGCACGTTTTATGCCAGCTATCTGCACATATTTTTCGAATGTGCTGCCCAACCTCTGCGCTGCCAGTAAAGCAAATGTGGTCGACATCTTTTCTAACTAAGCAGTCTCCTATAAGCCCATCTCCGTGTACAAGGTTAATCACTCCGGGGGGAATGCCAGCCTCATGATACAGTTCCATTGCCATTTGGGAGGTATAAGGGGCGTCCTCACTTGGTTTTAGAATGACCGTATTGCCTTCCACGATTGCAGGAGCAACGCACCAAAAAGCACCAATGGCAAGAGGAAAATTCCAAGGGCTAACGACGGCAACAACACCCTTGGGCTTTCGTAGAACATAGGCGTCTTTTTCAGAAATTTCGGACGCAACGGCTTCTCCTTGTGGGGTTCTTCCAGAGCCAAAAGCATACTGAGCCATATGTAAGGCCTCGTTTACTTCAGCAATGGACTCATTGTAGTTCTTACCTGTTTCTACAGATATTACGTATGCTAATTCTTCCCGCCTTTCTTCTATAAGCTTGGCGACCTTGTATAAATATTCGGCGCGTTGAACGCGGCTTGTAGCTCGCCATTCAGAGAATGCATTTCTGGCAGCGGTATAAGCTTCTTCAACTTCCTCTACTCTTGAATTGAAAAACTGGCCGAGAGAAGCTCCCGTGCAAGGATCTACATTATCAAAGAATGAGTCTGACCCGCTACTTACAAAATTACCATTGATATAGTTTTGAGCTTTCCACATTTTTACAACCCCTTGGTGCTGTTCATTAAGTGCTTAACTGAGTTTTGACAAAACCCCTTATCCCCTCTTTCGATTAGTTCGACAATAATACCGCCCAATTCAGGTAGTGGCTTAGTGAAAATTTGTCGCAGGTCATCTTCCGGGCAGTCAATTATGTCGTTTGATAAAAACTCTATCCCCAGCTTCTTCCATTTTGAGACCTCGTCGTGTATATGGCTCGTCATATATGCCATATGATGAATGCCTCCTCCGTTATGTAATTTCACCCAATCTCCTACAATAGATCCGGGTGCGCCATCACTAATAAAAATTTCGGGAGCAAGGTGATGTTCTACGGGCTTCGATATTCCATACGATTTGGTCACCCAAGGGATGCCAATGAATTTTGATATGGGATTATCTTTTTCGATAGGAGTCATTGCGATACATTCGGCTTTGGAGCCATCATCAAAATCGATACAAAATTCGATTCCAATTTCATAGCCAAACATTCGCTTAAAAAGTTTTGCGGTCTTATGCCGATTGCCTACTCGGTAAGCTATGTGGTCCAGCCTCATTCGCTCTCTCCTCGCTCGTATAGATTCCTGAGCATTCTAAGACTTACCTTTAAGGAGTCATTGTCGGTATGCACCCCCACTTCTTCATCTAGTCTTCGAGTTATAGCGACGGCTTCTTCGTCGCTTAAGAAGTCGTTAATAATGTCGCAAATCCTTTTAGCTTCATCATTACTCGTAGGCATGGCAATTCCTCCTAATTATTTCTTACGATTGGCTTGTAAATAAACCACCCTCTATCGGGAAGATACCCTCTATTTTTATCAGCATGCGACTTTTCATTAATACGCTGCTCCTGTTGTTTTTCAGAAAGCTGATCCCATCTAATTTTAGGAAAGACCAGACCTCCCTTTTTTGTACGCCCAAAGATGAGCTTAGCACGGCATTCTTGACAAGTAATTTCTAACCAGTCATTACCCGAGCTATCAAACCGGCAGACAAACTTGACGTTTGGTGATTCGCAATGACCACATCCCTTATGCTGAAATATTTCCTGCACTCTCGCGATTTGCTTAAAAACTTCATCTTCTTGTTCCGCCTCTACATCAAACCAGAGGCTGTCGGTTGCTTTGATTCTGGCTTTCATTTTTTACTCCCATAAAAATCACTTTTCCAATTTTCATCATAACCGATGTACGATTCTGGCACATCATCGGGATTTCTTTGTAGCTCTGACAGCTTGCTGATCAGTAATCTCGCCTCCAAATTCCTTAAGTCGTTAATGCTTTTTATCGTATTGTATTGGTCCTTGGCAATAGCAACAACAGACATGTTTAGTCTCTTACAAAGCTGGTTAATGGCAAGAATTTGCTGATCATTAACCGCCTCATCAGAAGACAGAGCTTCCTCTTCATCCTCATGCTGAAGCTCTTCTGCGGTTATTACTCTGATCTTTAAGGCTCTCCTAAGAGCCTTTCCCTCGGCTCTTGTGTCGGCAGTAGCGACTAGGTGGTCCTTGAATGGATAAGGCGTCTTATGATAAACTACATCAACACACCCATCTACTTGAACTTGTTGACCGTTTCGGTACTTGATAATACGCAAGGTATGGCATACTGTGCATCTCATCCCGTTGTCTGCACAAGGAGTTTCCACAATCCGGCTACGAGAATCAACGATTTCCCCAAAACATTTTTCAGCAATACGGCGTAGGCCGTCTACAGTCGGTGCCCCATTAATAAGTTCATGGTCAGATAGTTGATCTAATAGATATTCTGACCATTCCGGTTCGTAGTCTGCTGGTGCCCCCTTAAGATCATCGGCAATAATGTGATCAATGGCAGTTTCTTCGGCAGATATGGGCTGCACCATTTCTTCGAATTCTGTTTCTGCGATTTTGTTCATATCTCAAAGTACCTCTTATTTTCCTCGGGGTAATGTTCCTTAACTTTTTCCAGCAGTCCTAATAGTTTCGATAAGGTGTTTCTCATATACCTTTGGGTTAGGGACTTGTCTTGTCTAATTCTGATCATCATTAATCCGGCACCAAGTACGAGGCCAGTTTTTTGCTGGTCTGCCTTAATATTCTTTTCCAAATTCTCTTGACCCCACACAGGCTTGAAGTGTGAAGGGCCGTCAACTTCTATGACCGCCCTGTGATCAGGCAAATACAAATCAACTTGGAGTTTTTGGTTTTGAAGCCAATGATCCTTATGGAATTCTACCCTCAGATTCCTTTTGGTAAGCTCAGACAAAAGGAAATGTTCCAGCTTTGACCCTTCTTTGCTGCTTTTTCTTACAGCGTTTTGAGCTTCGGCAATCAAAAGGGCTTTTTCTTCGTCGCTTTTTTGCTCCCACGCCTCTCTTCCGATTTGAGAGCGGTGCTCTTTTTCTTCGTCTGTCAAGGCGTCCCATACGGCTCCTTGCGAATCGCTGATTCTCTGCTTGGTTTCTTCTGACCTGTAGGTTCCTTTAGTTGGGTGTTCTGCACGTCCGCTTCCGAGCGCATTCTTTTGCGCATCGCTAGAAGTGCGTAGTTCGATGCCGTTCTTTTTAAGGAACCTTCTAATCTTGTTGGGATAAGTATCTAGCTTTTCTGCGATTTGATATGTGCTCCAACATTGATTATTGTACAGGTCCAGTATTAACTTTTCTTGCTTATTCATTTTCGTCTATCTCTATTAGTGTATGATAATCCCATTCAGCCATTATGTATCGTGGTTTTTTAAAAAGATGCTCTATCAATTGAAAATGTTCCTCGCTACGAGCAATTAACTCTATATTCTCGTGAAGAAGAATTCTATTAAGATGTGCAAATTTTAATTCTTGGATATAGGGCCAATCCAAATGGTACAGGTATATAAATCTCTTTTTAGCATAGGTTATATACAAGAGATCTTGTGCATACATTAAGTCGTCAGTGATGACGATCCCGTTAAAGTTGAATACGTGGGTTCTTTGCAAAACATTAGTTTCAGCAGGTAGCGCAAAGTTGTCTGAAATGTGGTCACAGAAAAGACACGCGCCATGCTTTGTTTTTGACAACCTGTTTAAGTTATAAAGAGCAAAGAAGTCCTTGTCTTTGTTATCTACGGGGCCTTTAAGTATCCCTATCATTGCAACAGTTCTCCCACATACGCCGTTAGACAATTTGCTATGTCTGGCTCTTTGATATTTTTGAAAAGCTGCGAGGTAAAGTGGTGGTACGTGTTCCCCTTAAGCAATTCTTGATAACAGAGGTCAATGTATTTATTGCGTACCAGTTTATTATTCAGAATCGAGTCTATGTTATTTTTTAACATTTCTATACTATCAAATGGTAGTATGTGAGGGGTGGTGTTATTAGCTGTTACGGAAGGGATTTTCAAATAGGAAGCGTCCCAAACTCCAGAGCCGTTAAAGTCAACCATGATCTGTGTTGATTTAATAAAATCGGCCCTCTCGAAAATGTTAACTGCCCCGAGGTAGTGATGCAGTTTGACTGGACTATTTCCGATTATCTTGGTTTTATAGTTAGAAGTTAAAAACGATAATACGTCATATATATTCTCGCTTATCCCTACGCCAGTTGTGTCCACTAAAACTTCAGACTTCATATTGTCATTATAACCCCCTCCATGAATTTGTGCCAATCGAGCTAGATGCTTGGCCTCCATAAGATTTCTATAAGACTGAGGGAAGTTCTGGAGGAAGGGTGCGCTTGTGATGAGGGCTTCTGGGGGCTTACTTAATTGGGGAGGATGCTTTTCTGCTACCAAAACATACTTAAAATCGAATTCTTGAATTACTACCGAGAAGGCATCGTCTAATTGAGCCTCGTGCAACAGAACGATCTCTGGCCTCAATTCGTCAAACATGTCAATAATAGGCTTCCGAGATGTGTCCCAAAATATCGAGTCTACACCAGCAGTTTCTCTGACACTTTCTAGACACTGAGCAATGTCCTGAAAAACCTGCAACTGTAATTGCGGTATGACGACCTTCATAATAAAATCTCTTTCGCCTTTTGGATGTCTTTAGAGCTATCTATATCTACTATTTTGATTGCGCTATTGTATACGCACTTGAAAACGCCTCCCCTGTTTATTATCTGATTGATGATTTCAAAACCGAATTTGGTGCTATTTTTTTCGTTCCAGCATAGCCGTTTCAGTAGCTCAAGTTCCTTGCCTACGAATAATGATATTTGTCCCCATTTATTGGGCAGGTCATACATCATGTTGGCAAGAATATTTTCATCATCGATGATGCATCCAACCTCCTCTTCCCCCATATTTTGATCCGTGACGACAATGCAGGATTTCTCCATTGGCAAATGCTTAACGGTCGCAGAATTAAAGACCAAGTCTCCGTATACAATTAAAACCTTTGAGGCGTCTCCTGCGACCCTCAACCCCATCCCGATACTACGAACCACATTAGTGTGTTCATAAAATTCATTTTCTACCTTTAGAATATAAGAAGGGGACTCGTCCATTAACTTATCAGCTTTGAAACCGCATACTAAAATAATATTTGGATTGGGCAGATATGTTTGTAGTAAATTGATTTGATTTTTAATTATTGTAGAGTTGCCTATTTTTATCAAGGGCTTCGGCCCGTAAGATTTCATCCTGCGGCCAATTCCCGCTGCTGGAATGATGATGCTAAGCCGTTCTTTATTATTCGACATTAAGTTTCTTTTTCTAGTATCGATATTAGAGGAGATGCAATATGGAAGATTGTATGCTCTTTTCGCAGCTTTTCTAGTTGGTTTTGCAACATGAGATCTTCCTCTGTAAAATCAATCTTGTGTATAACGGACTTTCTAACAAAAAACGGGATGTTGTTTGTTGCTTGAGGCTGCACGTATATACGAGACTTGAAGCTGTTGGTAGATCGTATAAGGTCGCAGACAACGACCTCAATACGTTCATGCTTATGAAAAAAATCGACTATTTTCTGTACGCTGTCTTTGTCGGTATATCGACAGTTCCCCTCCATAAATCCATATATATCAAATTCAGTTTTATTCTCAATAGCCGGATGTCTAGCTACACGGTTATAGAAATCGCCATTCGCGGTCGCCCCTAATGAGCTTATGTTGTATTCAGTAAATATGTTTGGATAATCTTGCTTAGGGAGCTTATGGGAATTGCCATTTCCTACAGCAACTAAGACGCTTGGAGACTCGGGCATATCTCTTCAACCCCTCTAATCAAATGGGTGGCATCATCGTAATGTTCAATTTTGTCCTCCAGAGGCACTGTAAAGGAGTTGCCACTGTATTTCTCATGCGCCACTTTTAGAGCCGTCTTTCCGACATTCTGAGAATTAGGCAATAGCACAACAAAAGATTTCATATCATCGTGCAGAGACTTGTGAATATCTTTTGACATTTTTTGAGGAATCTCATATCCACATTCCAACACAATGTAGAACATGTATTGTATTTTTTTTGTATTGTCATATGATAGGTCTATAACGTCGTTGTCTAATTGGTCAACTGCCTGAATCGATTGAATTCGCCAGTGTGCAAAGCTGTATGTCTGGCAAATTTTCATAAGGTCGCCCGTCATGATTTCTGTTGAATGCGAACGATCTATTAACGTAACGATCTTTGGTTTGACATCCTGACTTTCCAATTCGGACAGTCTGGCCTTTACATCGTCTAAGCTGTCGCCTGACCTAAAAAACAATAAAGCGTGATAAGGGATTTTCAACTCTGCTTTAACAGATTTCAATATCGCATCCGCTGATGAGCTTTTATAATAAGACTTGGCCCATTCGTCGTTTCTGTAATAAACGCAGCTTTTACCGTCAATCAGAAACGAGGTAATGTCTTCCTCGTTAGCTATCGGTACTAGATTAACGTTGGCTTTTCTAAACTTCTCCAGACGGCCTGCTGCGCAGCCTGTTTGGACCTTCTTCTCGTGCTCAGCGAATATACAGTTTGCGCATGCTGTAGATGTAATACTGACCCTAACCTCATCTTGTTTTTTTTGTTCTGGTTTTTCATTCATGGTCGTCGGGCCTTAATGTAAAAAGAAAGATTATGAATAGAGGCGCTCTCAATAATGTAGCCACTCTGTTCAAAGACATTCTTTATTTGCAGTAAACTATATTGGCTCACCCTATTGGTAGTGAGTGATGAAAATGTGGGTACGTCAATTTGACCCCAACATAATGCAGTAGAAATTTCCATCACATCTGGGGCACTAACGGAAACAATTCCACCGTGACGAACTTTATTTAGTAGCTGTCTAAATTGCTCGTCTGTTAAATAATTCAATGTGTTGTTGAGGGTCACACTTTTGCACAAACTGTCAGGGAGCTTGTCCACTTCAGCGATCAAGAGATTTTCATGGTTTTCAACGGATCTCGCGTTTTGATCCGTAACTAGATTTATGTTCATATGAGTACCTACGTAGCGGGGAGGTAAAAACTTAATTTGATCATAGAGAAAGCAGATGCCCATTTTAAAGAGAACTCCTCAACAGAGTGTTCTCGGATTATTTTTTGTCTGGCAAAATTGCTTATTTGCAATCGATCACTTTCCGACTTTTCTAAACGGTCTATAGTTGGCAGAAGTTCTTCTAAGTTATTAAGCAGAATTCCTGTTTTCCCGTGCTCAATAAGGCTTTCAGTATCTGCGTTTTTTTGGCAAATTACTACATTGCCAGCAGACATGGCTTCTAAAGTTTTTACTGTAATGTTTCGTTTAGTGTTTATAAAATATCGCGAATGTGTTACGGCTATTTCCTCTGAGTTGTCATGGTCTGTAGGAATTATCCGATATCGCGTGCCGATGCGGGATGCAACTTCTGCGCCTGCTTGAGGGGAGGTGTTGTTATCCATTGCAATTAATGGATCAGTTTGGGGTCTTGGCTTAAACTTATCAGTGTTTATTCCAGCAGGTATAACAATCGATTGATTGATGTCTGCGTTCAGATCAGTAAATGGCCGGTTCCATGATCTTTGTATGTGCTCGTCATTGCACACTATTAAGGTTGGTTTTCTGTGCAGTACAGATGCGTCTACAGGCGTTAAGTTTTCTAATATATGTTGAGGTCTCACGAGTTCCCGCGAACACATATCAACAAGAATTATGGGTATGTGTAATTGGTGGGCAACGCCTTGAGCTTCTTCATATTGCTCTGCCCTGTCATAGCATATGATACAATCTAAAGGTGGAGAATGAGAACCATGCTGGTATATGTTTGGGCGTGGTTTCTCAATGAGAACATTCCATGGGTGCTGTTCCAGAATGTAAAATGTATGTGGGGTGTAATCGCTCAGCAACGAAATATACTTTTCGGTGTTTCTGCACATAGTTAAAATATTTAATCGGCCCATTTCTGAGCTATTTGCTCGGTAGACCGATCTTAAAACATTATTAACAAGCATCATACAATCTCTAAAGAAGGCTCGTTGAAATAATTTCGCAATTTAGAATTAGCCTTGGCTTTCTTGTCTCTTTTAAATTTGTCAATGTATACCTCTAGCATCGTCTCTCCTAAAGATTTAATAATCGGCTTCTGCCACGATTCACCAGATGTAAAACGATATGGCAATGGCCTTTGTCGAGAGACACAAAGGTCTTCATATGACTCGACGCCCCATAGATTTTCTTCCCCCCACCATTCATAGCATGCATTCCCTTTATTCACGATGGGTGTATTTTTATACATTGCGGCCTCAAGAACTAGAGAGCTTGTAGCCAGAGAGTAGCCCGGAGAGACCATGCAGTCTGAATCTACGTGAAGAGCAACTCTTTCGGATCTTTGTAGGCCGTTTTGTGAACGGATGACTTTAATGAGAGGATAGTGCAAAGAGTGTTTGATTTCCCCAACGCAGGCACGGCAATCTTCCAACGCCTTATTAACTTCCTCTTCTGGGAACGGAGCTTCGGGAGCAACAATTAAGGCAACTTGATCAGAACTAGAGAACGTGCTCATATAGGCGATGCACGTTTCTTTAAAACCCCCTTTGTCTTCTGCGAGATTGCCGATGTAATAAAAAAGAAAACGACCATCTAATTCCCTATCGGAAGCCTTTATTGAAATGGAAGATGTTTCTTCAAGATCGGTCGTATCTAGTACAGGAGGAATCGCACGCACCTTGACATTCCCTTGATAACTATCAAGAGAATTTTGAAGGCCCTTTTGTATAAAGCAGCTATCGGTCCAAACTTCGTCCATTAAAAGCTCTTTAGTAAGTTGGCCCAAAGCCATTTTATTTGGCATTGTTTCTGTGTTAAATATCCCTATTCTTTTTGAAACTCTCCCATCATAAATAGCATACGGCTGCAATAAAAACTGTATTAAAACATCATACTGTTCTGAGATATTAAATTCACACGCTTCCATATAACTGTTAGTGTCTGGATGGGATGTCAAAAATATTGGTCTTGATGTAACATTGTGGCCCGTTTTCTGGACAGCCCTCAGAATAGATTTGCTTTTACGTCCCCATTCATCTTTTTGCCTGTAGGGTCCGATAAATAATATATTCATACCCTTTCCTCTTGCCCTGCACGAGCTTCTATGACGAACTTCTCAGGATGCACCTGAATATTCCCTGCCCGTAGTTGCTCTGCCTGATTCCTGTTATTTGCCCGCGCCCTGTACGCATCGAAGATCTTTTCTCTACTAAGAGGCTCCAGAACGCCCTGACCCATTTCAGCGCCAAAAGTGAGGTCTCTATATAGCTTAACACCTTCGTTTTGATGTAACAGGTCGGGATCATGCAACACATCTGTGAATATCCACTTAATGAAATCCCCGTTCGATAAATTTTCTGGGATGCCATCTGGCACCATAGACAGAGAAGCTGGCGAATCCCATTTCCCCTGCAATCCTTGTGGCTCATATGAGTCTATGTAACGTTCCCATACACTGGCGGTATCATCCCAATTATAACGTTTAATTGTATGCTTTCGAACCTCCATTGACTTCTTAGTTCGTTCCTCATTGGATTGACTAAAAAATTCTATGAAGGTTTCTTTCAACTTGTCATTATCGGGATATGCTCTTTCAGCGTTAGTTTCGATCTCTCTAAAAAATGTCTTCACCGGAATGGGGTAGCCTTTTGTAAATTTAATCACGTCATGCATGGCGCTATAGTCCGTACCCGCAACAGGAACGCCGCATGCGGCAGCTTCTACTTGGGGCATTCCAAAGCCTTCACATATTGCGTATTGGACATAGAGATCAAACAGGTTATAAATTTTAGCAAGGTCTTCGACAGAAACCCCAAGGCTCACAGTGGGGCAGACAGCAGTTCTTTGCTTACAAAATTGACACTGAGCGAGAGCATCTTGAAAGGTGGATGGAAAAAATTTATTGCATACTCTACAAATATAGGTCATTAGAACCTTTCCCCCAAGGTTGTTTTGCATTATTCCATCCGCTATGTCCCACCCGTTTTTTTCGGGATAACTGGTATGCAAATATAACAAGGACTTAGAGGCAATGTCCGAAGGGGCTTCATCTAAGAACGAACGAAAGGACTTCATAAGTTCAAAGAACAGTTTTCTTTTTTGATTTCGCATTACCGTTCCAACGATAAAACATTCTGGATCAATTCCCATTTCTTTTCTGAGGGCTTCTTTAGGCAGCGGCTTATAAACGTGAGGATCAATGCCGGGAGAAGCACACCCGATATAGTTGATTCTTTCCTTGCCTTGTTCCTTTAGGACTTTACCCCCAAATTCTGAGTAAGCCAAGACAGCATCGCATGTTGAAAAAGTATTTACCCACTCTTGTCTCTGGGGAGAAGAATCAACGGTGGGCATCCATACCCAATGGAAGTACGGTCTGGTGGGAGCGTTTTGAATCCAATTGTCCATCCAAGGGTCTCTATAGGACAGCACAATGTCTGGCTTGAAATCTATACAAACCTTGTCAAATCTCCATGTTCCGAATTGGTGAGACCCGTTACTATTATAGAAGTCCAAGGACGCTTGATCTCCATCTTCCGGCATATTTCCATAGAAAGTCCACGGAACACTTTGGCCCATGCTGGGCTTGCCATAAGATGCGAATTCAGCTAACTCATATTTGTTGGTAGTATGTAGCCTATTTAAAAGCTCTTTGGCATACGTGCCAAACCCTGAGTTTAAAAAGTTTGCTTCGCTAACTAATAAGACGCGCCTTTTATTCATTATTAGTTTCTCTTATTTTGCATATAGCGCTCTGAAAAATCTTTTTGATGCGAGACCTATGGCAATCCAATTCACATGAAATTTCTTTGAAGTTATAGCCCTCACGTCTCAGTTGAATTACTTGGCGTTCCGCAGGGGTTAGGCTAGATGGAATAAGCTCCCAAAAATGCGCCGAGCTTCTAATGCCACAATAGTGTTCGCAATCCTCTGGATTGATTGAGTCACATTTAGATTTTGCAGATCGGATTTCTTTTATGATTTCCCATTTGATGGGGTTCCAAGCGTATGGGGAAAATTTGCTTCCTCCCGTTTTTGAAAATTTAGTAAGGGCTTTCCAAAGACCTATACGCCCCGCTTGTATGTAGTCGTCTTTTTCTGTTTGATTTTTAGGACTAAACCTATTGACTATAGATATCACCAAACCCATATGCTTTTCTATCAGTTCGTCCATAAATTCCCTCTTAATATATTATATTATCTAAGCTAGGTTTTTGACCTTAGAAACTGACTTTATTAGAAAACTTCCTCTTTTAGAGTCTCTCATGCCAGCTAGCAACAAAACATTCCCTTCCGACAATTCGTTACTGTATTTTTCCCACTCATCAGAAAATACTGTTACGCTATCTAAGCTGCAAGTTCCGTCGCTGATGGTAACAAAAGCCATCTTTTTTCCTTTGGCATTTCCTCTTTTAATTTTCCATTCTCTTACGCCGTCAATCTGGGCGGCTATCCTTATACCGTTCCTTGAGTTAAAGCCGTCCGTGTATTCTTTGCATGTGCAATTAGCACCACTTGTATCGTACTCGTCTACTCGGGCGCAAGTTAAAGAGACTCCAAGGTAGTGTTCTTCCTTTCTGGCTTTCCAGCCGGGAAAGTCTACAAGCTCATAGCCCGGATTCTGTAAAGAACCCCTAACGCTTTCTACTACCTCTAGTCGATCCCTTCTGAATATCGGCCTCTTGGGATTTGACCAGTTGTTAGTAGAGATCATTTCAGCGATACATCCCTCTAGATCGGCTTTAACGTTCGACGACTTGTACGTTTCGATCCAAGCGATTTCTCGCTTACTTAATTCTCTGAACATTTTCAATTCATGAGCCATTTGACTACGACTAATATCAAAGCAATCAAGTGCGCCGCTAAGTATCAAGGCTTCAAAGGAGTCTACTTTAATACATGAGCCGAATCCTATTAAAAATGTATTCCAGTCGCATGTTTCTAAATTGATCTGATTGCGACTCAGGCAGTCGCCCATCTTATCAAACACGGAACCACCTACGCCCTTAATTTCCGTAATGCCGAATGTGGGGTTGGGGCCTATTAAGGTGAACCTTTTGTTCATCTTTTTAATATTCGGGGGCATCACATCAATGTCCATTATGCGAGCGTTATTTACTAGCTCTTCTATTTCTGTGTAGGCATCAGGCTTGCCAATTGAATTTTTAAGGTAAGACGTGAAGAACTCCCTTGGGAAGTGAGTCTTCGTGTAAGCTGTCAGATACGCATTATATGCATAGCTTACCGAATGTGACTTATTGAATGAGTATCTTTGAGATTTTTCAATCCAACTAAATATTTCTTCAGCTTGCTCTTTTGTGACAACCTTTTTTTGCTCTGCCTTTTGAATAAATTGCTTCTTTAGCTCGGTCATCAAACCTACGTTTTTCTTTCCAATGGCTTTGCGCAAAATGTCTGCTTCTTGTAGGTCGAAACCCCCGATGTCTCTAGCAATAAGGATGGCTTGTTCTTGATAGACGAGTATCCCATAGGTGCTGGATAAGATCGGTTCAAGCGCATCATGAAAATATTCGACGGGGTCTATTCCGTGCTTTCTATCTATATAGTGTTGTGTCAGACTTTTGCCATCTACAATTGCCTCCATGCATCCCGGTCGAATAATAGCTACGAGGTCTGATAGCTCTTCTATATTCTTTGGCTTTACTCGTTCAGCCATACTTCGCCCCAGTTGGGATTCCAATTGGAAAACTCCTTTGGTATTTCCATCACAAATTAAATCCCAAGTAGCAGAGCATTTGAGAGGCAGGCGTTCAATATTGGGATCGTAAACAACGTGCTTGTCAACTACGTCGAACGTGCATCCACATGCAAATGCATTCTTCATTTTTGAACCATTGCTCCCTTGAACTTGCCTACGCTAGACTGTCGCCTATGGAACTTAAGGAACTGCACCAATAGCTTTGCAGTATCGAAAGTGTCAGAATACGCCTCATGCGCTTGGACTGTTTGGACTCCGAAAAAATCTCGCATTGTATCAAGTCTCATATTCTTAGGCTCGCCTAGGTTTTCAAACCAATAAAACAGGAGGTCCATGAGATCCATCTTGTTCACTTTAGCAAATGGCATTCCAGTCTTATGCTTGTCGGCTAACCGCTGACAAATCGGCAAGTCAAATCCGATGATGTTATACCCAGCAGCTATCGGCTCTGTGTACCAGTTTCCATAAGATTTTTCTATATTGAACTTCTTGCAGTATTCGCAAAAGTTTTTCCAGACTATCTTTTCGCTCTTCCCCTTCTTCCAAGACTTGATAATGTCGGCGCTAGTTACGCCCCTCTGTTTCGCATGCCATTCTATAGTCTTTTGACGGTCGTCTGTGAAGTACTCTTCTTTATTAAATCCGGGTGGCTTAATGACAGCGCTAAAAGCTTTCTTCTCTTTAATTTCCAAAGTTCGAGGATCGATAGGAATAGCCGCAAGCTCTACGGGATTGCAAGTATTTGGGTCTACCCCGTCTGTCTCAAAGTCGAACACCATAATCCACCGGTTATTCATCTCGTCTCCTATCCGTTGTCTGCCCTTGGAACCATGTTGGGAGGGGTTCCGGTTGTCATAAAATCTTCCAACTCTTCGCTTATTATTCGCCAATTATGTTCCCATATGCCTCCAAGATCGCAGTGGGCGCATCTTTCTTCAAACTCATCAACAGCCTTGCCACACCTCGGACAGTATATCCATAATGTCATTTTTATCCCCTCAGTATGTCCGGTACTTCCATTATTTTGTCCAACATTCTAATCCCCAATACATCTAGCTTTAAGAGTCCGACATCTTCACAGCTAGGCCCCTCGAACCCAGCCAGCAAGTCCGTTTCTCCTTTGTTCGCAGGCTTGATCATAGGGCACGTTTCTGAAATCGAAGATGGTGAAACTACCACCCCCGCAGCATGCTTGGATTGAATAATTTTAGTCCCCTCTAGTCTGATAGCTTGCTCAAAGATACGAGACATTTTACCTTCTAGCTTACCATCCTCGCCTATTTCACACCAGTCTTTAAGCTGCTGCTTTCTATTTTTTAATGCCCACAAGGTAAGCGATGATTCGCCAAGCTCCTCTTTCATGTCTTGAAGTTCGTCGGCAATTTTGGACTCATCCATGATGTGCTTAGTAATGTCGTTTTGTTCAGCAAAGGATATATTCCCCCTAGCTTGCATCACTCTTTTGAGTCCAGATCGCCCTTGCAAGGTTTGGTAGGTAACGATTTGTGCTACGTTGTCTTTTCCATATTTTTGCTTCATGTAGCTAATCACTTTTTCCCTAGCAACCTTGGGAACATCTATATCAATGTCAGGCATTGATATTCTTCCCGAAGTATTTCTTCCTGCGTTGTAAAATCTTTCGAAAACCAAATTGTGTCGCAAAGGGTCTATCTGTGTAATGCCAATAAGGTACGACACCATGCAGCCTGCGGCACTCCCTCTGCCGGGGCCTGTTAAGTAGCCTTCCTTCCTGCAAAATTGTAAAATGTCCTGCACGATTAAAAAGTATCCTGACAGGCCAGCCTCCTCAAAAACTTGAAGCTCCTTCTGGACCCGATCTCCGTACCTGTTAAAATCAGCGCCGTTCTTTTCGATGTGCTGCATTTTTTGAGACCATCCAATTTTACACAGATGTCTCAAATAGCTTTGAGCTTCGTAATTTGCTGGACACGAAAACGTAGGGGGGTTTGGTGCTCCTAGAATATCATAAGACTCACACATATTGGCAATCACTATTGTGTTTTGCAATTCTTCTTCAGTATGAAACTGACTCATCTCTTCGTAAGAGGGAATATGATAATTGTCAGAGGAAAAAAATGACTTAAGCGAACGAGACTTTCCCTCTTTTAATTCCCTGTGGACTTGGCCTATGGTCTTTTTTAAAGACGTGCAGAGGAGCACCCTCTGGTCTTCTGCGGCCTCTCTGGTAGGGTAATGAGCGTCTGGGGTTGCTACGGGGGGGATGCCTGTCTGCACGGCAATCTCTCGCAATCTTTCAGCGGCAATTCTGGCACCTTCATTATTTTGAGAGTCTATCAGTTGTATTTCAATAAAGAAATTCCCCCTTCCAAACATATCCTGTAATTTTAAAGCCGCGTTGGAAAGAAAACGGTCATCAGAATTTTCTAGTGCGGCATTGCCTAAGTAAGAACCCAAGTGACCGCTAAATGAAATCAGATTGCCATTTGCGGCAACTGCTTTTAATTGATCGAAATCAATACGAGGCTTATAGTAAAATTGATCAGTTCTATTTGATTGGGATACTAGCCGAAGTAGATCTTTCCATCCCTGTAAATTTTTCGCTATAACCACTTGGTGAACAAGGTCTCTATTTTCTGGAGACTGTTCGGAGGCATCGCCCATGCATAAGTAGAATTCACATCCCAAAATTGGTTTCTGAGATGCATTCCTAAGCGTTTTGGAAAAGTCAACGGCCCCAGAAACAGTTCCGTGATCAGTAAGGACGCAGGTATCTGTTTCTATATCTTCTAATCTTCTAGATATCTGTGACGTTTGTGAAAGCCCGTCCAGCAAGCTATATTCAGAATGGACGTGCAGCGGAACGTATGTCATTTCCTTCTCCTAAAGTCTCTCAATTCCGAGATGCTCACATTGTAGCAGTCTGCCTTGACTACATAACCGTTAGAGGGGTCAATGTCCCCCTTGTTAAGCCGCTGAGCCTTCTCGAAATATTCTTTATTGTCTAGCCATCCCAAAACCCAAGCCCTCCCCCATTTGCCGTGGACCCATTCTATGCGAACAAAAGCATACCTGTCACATGCCTGCTTGGTATTATACGCCGCAATTGAGCATTCGTAGTAGGGTTTCGGGATAGACGTGCATCTTTTAGTTTTTACATCGTATTTAAGCTCTTGAGTCTTTGCATTATGCACGATATCATAATCATATGTATTGCTGATCTCTCCCTTGATCAAAGAATTGGCAACTTCTTCCCCAAGAAATCCTGCTATATTCCCAGCACCGCTGAGAATGGAGTTTTTAATGACCCCCATCTCACGGGCTTTGGTCCAAGCTCTTTTTTTCATCTTCTGGGTTATCTTGACTTCTATCATTTGATTTTCCTTTTTTGCCTGAGAGTCCAAGTCCTATCTTGTAAGTCCTATATGCTCTTTTAGTGGGCCTGACAAAATAGTGCCCTATGAACCCCCCTATTCTTGGCATTCCCATTGACGTTCTCATGTAATTTTCAAGCCGGGTTAAAGGGCAGATTTCTCTAGTAAACGTGACAGTCAGGATGAAGCTATTAAGAGGCATCCACACCAGCAGAGGGTACAGAAATGGTAGGATGAAGAATGCCACGAGGTTAATAACTATCACAGACATGTGAAAGGCAACTAGTAAAGTAAGGACGACTTTCTTGAGGTGTTCCTTTCTGCTCGGTTTGACAGTGTAAAGCGAACTTAAAGTTTCTAATAGTGCCCGTAGCGTCTTGTCATCCGTCTTTTGGGCAACTTCCTGCTCTATTTTAGATGTGAATTCCCTCGCTTGGTCTTCGTCTAGAAATTCATTCAAGATGTCCGACAGCTTATTGAGGTCGTCCATGCGTTTCTCTGTTGACATTATATACTCCTTAGACCTCACCGGGAGGTTGATACAAGCCTATTTGATGATCGGGATGAGCGAGATTATCAGTAACCCAATCGATACCATATTTTTTGACCATATATCTCGCCTGCTCGCACTTGGTCATGACTTCTCCATGTCGCGTTCTTTGTCCCGTGCGACGTTCTATAAGCGGCTCAATAGAGGTATCTTCAAATGTTGTCTTTCCTTGATGACACAGCTTTGAACATTTCCATGACTGAGGAGGGTCCAATTGTCTAATGATTTTGGGATCGTCTGTATTCTTGATGAATTCAAATTTAGCCTTAAGCATCTCTTCCGTATCTTTAAGGTCTTTATCTTGGAAATGTAAAGTGAACGCTCCTCCATCATTGATGAAATATATCGTAATCAAAAAAGAAGAAACCTCGGGGAACATGTGCTTGACAGCATAATGATATATTCTCAACTGAGCATCATCAAAGAGGTTGTGCTGTGTTTTCTTCTTTCCTGTAGCCCAGTCCAACCGCCTTCCAGTTTTCCAATCTATTACTTCATATACGCCATCACCTAGATCGGTTACAAGGTCGATGGTTCCCTTCATGGCCAATTGGCCTTCCAGCTTTTCCTCTTGCATGTCATAAGAATATTTAGCCCAATCTTCTTCAATATAAAAATCGAAACGTGGCTCCGCAGCCACCACGTCTCTATTACGGGGATCAAACATCCCATCATTATATTCAAGAGCCTTCCAGACCCATTTTTCGCAATCTTTGGCGTCTTTATCTGTCCACGGATGGTGGGGGATTCTGCTAGTGTAGTATTCGTAAACCCTTGAGATCACCCTGTTCAGGTATTTTCTTTCGTAATTACAGGTACTGACTCTCCCAATTTGAGGATCTACAATAATCTTTTTGCCATCTTGCAGGCCTTTTTTGCAAACAGCGGCAATCTCCAGAGCTTTGTGGACAATGGTTCCCTTGTCAGCCTTTTTGCCAGAGTCTCCCCTCCATCCCAGCGTGTACTCCATGTAGTATTGCATCGGACAAAACCGATGGCAATTAAAAGACGACGACCTGAAATAGACTATGGGAATCATATGAGATTACCATATCGGTCTTTTCCCTTTAAGTTGTCTACCTCTTCCCACACTTGTGACCACCCCTCCTCGCTGTCTCCTCTTACCCGAGCGGCCTTATCGTCTATATAGATAACTCCCGCAGGCTTCCCCATATACGCATGATGATATTTTACACCATGTTCCTCAAGCCATTCTGTCCACTCCTTATAGCCCCTCCCGTACTGCAAGTGAATATTGCCCTTTTCCCGGTCTCCATATCTGGCAGTGTATAGAACAATTGTGTAGCCCATATCGTAGAGCCTGTTAACTTGATCGATGCCGTGCTGAAGCGGCCCGGCTTTAGCATAGTCTCCTCCATTATTTTTGTCTGCAATTACACCATCACAATCTACAATTAATGTGTTGGACGAATCTGGTTGCGGCATGGAAGCCTCCTATAAAATGTGAGGAATATTATCTAAATGCTTGATAGCTAAATATATCTCTTTATTTTGCTCTGGTATGGAGAGGTCGCTGTTGTCTACGATGACATCACAGATGTCAAAGCATTCTTCAACTTCAGTTTCGCTAGCGTGCCTATCTACTTTCTTGTAAGGACTCCTTGTTAGTCCTACTACAAACCCTCCGCTATCTTGGATGGACAGTACTTCGTTCTTGAATCTTGCATCTGAAACCAAGGCTAATTCGGGACCGTCTTCTTCTATTTGCTTCAAGCATGAATCGACCCATACATTTTCATATATAGAACGAAACATGTCGGTGCCTACATGTTGTAAGACTTCCCTTGCGGTCATGGACCCTTTTTTATCTTGTGAAAACCTTTCCCATTTAAAGCTTGTGAGAGTATTTTTTTGTTCATCAGTTCCGAACACCCACTCTTCTTTTAACCCCAGAATATCTATAGACATTCGTTTCAATTTCTCAGCAAAAGAGTATATCTTAATAAACTTGCCAAGCTCGTTATCGAAAAGATTTTGAACATCAACATAGGGGGGCTTGAACGGAATCCATTCTTCACCAGAAACAGAATCATCTAGAATGTCGCTAACTTCTATTTCGCCCTCATCGGTTAGGCGAGTAGACCTGCTTACTCCAAGCTCGGCAATTTTGGCAGCTAGAACAAAATTGCAAGCAGTGTCTTTGCCAGCTTGTTTTTTGCCTGCGAATCCAATAATTTGCGTCATGAAGAAATAACCCTATTCAAAGTGGCCAATGAACTTTCGGCGTGTTCTATGTCATCTACGAGCTTGATACATTCCTCAACCACATCGGGATGCTCCCCAACCCCAGCGGAACTCGTCAAATAATTATTAAGATTCGCGACCGCTCGCGATCTTTGAGCCATAAAATGTGCCTCCACCGCTCGCAAAATTAATTGAGCGCTGGTGGGGGGAGAAGCAGGAGCAGGAGCCGAAGCTGCTTCGCTAGAGGGATAGGCCCCTGCACCAGCAGGACTATCAGAACCGCCCATTTCAAAATTTTCAACCATTGTAAACATCTCCTATCTTACATATTAAAGGTTTAATATCGCTAGTCACTATATCTACATTCATATCCCCAATATCGTTTACGTCTAGTTCTGGGAAATATAAACGATACATTTTTGAACATTGTTCATGAATCTTTTTCGTGCCGCTTAATCCGGCCTCGTCATTGTCCAACAGGCAAACTATGGAGAGCGCTCCCGACGAGTCAATAATCTTTTTTTGGCTCTGGCTTAAATGCGCCCCAAAGATTGCCACTGAATTATGTATTCCCGCCTCCTCTAATCGCCAAACATTGCCCGGAGATTCTACCAAAACAACCACTCCGCTTTCTAGGATAGATTCCTTAGCGTACCAGTAATTATACAAGCAGTTTTCCTTCTGGAACCCAGCGGTATGCTTCCATTTGGGGAAAAAATGACACTCCTTATCGGGATCGTGATAATGTTTGCACTTAGAACATTCTGAGAAGATGCTCCTTCCCGTGAACCCCAAAATAATATCGCCGGAATCGTCGTAGACAGGAGCAACCGCCCTTTGGTAAAGAGCCTTCCTAGGCCTTTTGCACGTTCCAACATCGTACTTGTCAAGAACCTCAATGGAGTATCCTCTTTGCAAATAATATGATGATGGTATTTCTACTTTGCTTCTATAAAAATCCCTGCGGATACCAGTTAGGGCATTTTCAGGCATCATAAAGCCATTAATTAAAGAAGAAAACTGTAACTTATCTCCATCAATACTAGTGTGTTCTGAACTTAAGCTATCAAAATTTTGATCAGTAATCTTTAAAAGGAAATCTACAGTCTCGTTAAACGTGGCTTCTCTATCTCCATTAATTTTCCACTTATATCGTGTTCTAGAAAGACCTCCTCTTACAAGGCTAATCAACGAAGAGCCAAAAAGGTCTTCACACTGATGGGTTCTGCATTTGTAGTGAACACGAATGTCTCCGTTATAGTAAAGGTTTAGCGCGGTTGGATTGTCGCCCCCGTGAGTAAAGCAGGAAGACTTAATCAGTATGTCATTCCTGTAAGAGATCTCTGTTCCAAAATAGCCGTATATCCTCTCTATATTTTGCACCGCCAGCGCGGTCAGGGCGTTTAGTTTTGCCTGATCGTTGTATTTGTGAGACTCACGCGAAGGGTATGTCGTCATTGTCATTTTCCAATTGACCCTCGTCTTCTACAAAATCGGTGCCATCTTCTAGCTCAAAGGCAGTTTTGCCCTCTACTATCTTTCCGTATTTACCGATCATGTTAATGTTAATATAGTCTTTATCAGCTAGACCTTCCCCATGTCTTGCAATGACCGGGACTAACTTGCGATTACCATTTTCAGGGCCATCTTTCGCGACCTCTTCGTCAGACTTGGCTTTATAAATACTAAAATTAGAGCACAGCCAGATAATCCTATCCGAGCCGCTAGCGGTATCGGTAGACTCTTTGTTAATACCATCCCTGTTAAGCTGCACAAAGGCTAGAATCGGAACTTCGTATCTGATGGCGAAGTTATGCAAGGATGTCATCAGGAAGCCCAGTAGCTGATATTCCTTCATGTCTCCTTTGATATCTGATGACTCCATGATTTTTAAATAGTCATAAATAACTACGCAGTCGTTTGCCCTACCCTCGTTATTAATGCCTACTTCTTTAGCAATCCACCTTCGCATAATGGATAGCTGGTCCTCAAATGGTTTTCCTCCAATAGATTTATGGTAATAGGGGATGTCCTTGACAGCCTTAGCAGACTCGCGTATCTTTTGGTTTTTATAACTGTTAGAAGCAAACTTGCCAGTTTCGATATCGTTGATTGAGATCTCAGTAAGCATTGCCATTCCGCGATCCTGATGGTCTTTTCTCATCATTTCAGTGTCTAAGTTTAGCACTGGGATACCAAGAGTGCGGGCTATGTAAACACCAGCATTCTCGGCAAAGAGGGTCTTACCAACTTTAGGCCTAGCCCCTACTACATTCACGGTTCCACGCCGTAAACCGCCCCCGATAGCAAAATCATACCTGTCGAATCCTGTAGGAATCCCCACTTGGTCGAGAGGGCTTTCAGCGAGATCATCAAGTCTGTCTTCAACGTCAATAAAAACTTTTTGAGGAGCGTCATCATTGTCATTGATCAGTGATGTAAAATCAAAAATAGATTCTTCAGCAATGCCCAGTATCTGCGATATGGGTTCATTGCCCGTTACTCCAGAATATTTTTCCTTCGTGGCTTCCAGTTGATCATGCATCATCCGAGCTATCTGGAGCTTCCGAACCTTGGCTGCCATCTTGCGAACATTGTCCAAGAGTACCGGGAATTTCATAATAGCAGATAGATGTTGCACTTCCTGTTTGTCAGAAACGAGGTCATGCAGCCCTATCTCTTTTGCTGAAGACAGAATGGTTGGCAGATCTATAGAAATGCCACTGTCTTTATCCATGATATGCTTAAGGCAAGTATATATCATAGAGTTTGAATCAATAGTAAAACTATTCGGATCAATTAGATCCACAACATCATAGTAAGCCTCTGAGCCGTATCGGCAAATTCCAGCGAGTATCGCTCGTTCAGCAGGCGCATCCGACAGTATCATTTCTTGTTTTCCTTTCGCATCTTCTTAAGTTGTTCGTAAGGCTTTCGATAGAAAGCGTTAAAATAGGCTTCGTTAGCATCGTCCATTTGGGGCATGTTTTTGACTACGTTTTCAAGGTGCTCCCAGCATTGGTCGCAAGCAACACTGGGGCGATGACCCTCTTTGCCTTGCGGATGAGTAATATAATGATTAGTCTTCGCTGACAGATTCATATTGGTTCGATTGGTGAAAGCGGCAGCGGTTAGTAATCGGTAAATTGAATTCAGTTCCTCAGTAGAGGCCTCTTCAAACGCTGCTTGTTGTTCTTGGGCGACTCGCTCGGAGTCAATCCGTGTTCGTTCCAGAGAACCATAAAAATAACCCGCCGTTACTGATATTGCTGCGGTAAAGATAAAGCAGAGGGTAGTTAACGTCTTAGCTTTGACACTCATTTTTTTTCTCCTTATTTTTTAACCTGCACTACATGAACATTTGTTACATTTAAACCTGTCTTTTTCGGGAGGTATCAGCGCTGCGGAAACTTCAAATGATTTGCCGCAGATTCTGCACTGAATAGGAACCTTCTGGAAAGAAGGAGCCTGTGGGATTATACCACCATCTTTCGGCCTGTCAAGCCCTTTCTCTTTGTCAAATTGAGAAGCCTCGATCATTTCTTTCTGTTCGTCAGGAGTGAGCGAAATGCCGTCAAGAAAGGGGGGCTTATTTCCAGCCTTTGCCGATGGAGGTGCCTGAGTTTTTTTTCGCTTACCCCTCCCTCTCCTTTTTTTCTTAGGCTTCTTTGACCCTGAAGAAAGAATCTTTTTTAAGCCCTCTAATTGTTCGGCAGATAACAAATCAATTATCTGTTGAAGGTCTTTGGGGTCTTGATTATCCATTTTTAAACGCCTTTGATCTTTGAACACTAAGAAAGATATCACCGATGTTCTTAACTGAAGAGGATAGATAATTCACGCGGTCGGCTCTTTGCTGGGCGTACCTTTTTATGGTCAAGACCTTTCTAGTATAACTGTCTTCTCCGACTGCCTGATTGAACTGACTTTCCCATGACCCCCTGTATTGCTGCTCTCTACCAGCAACTGCGCTCTTCAGAACTTGGTCTGCCCAATTAACTCTTGCTATTTCCCGATTATAGCTTCTTTGTAAATGGAAGGATAGAGAAGCTAAAAGGAGGGCTGCCTCTGCGCATTGCTCAGGAGTAAGCTTTTCTATTTGGTTACGAGATAGCTGTAAATAGTTTTTTGCGGTGTCATCATAAAAATCGCTATTAAATACAGGAATCCCTAGGGAAGATTCATATTCGTCTAAAACAGAGTCCAGTTTTTCTAGCTGCTCTTTGGCTGAATTCTTATTTTCCATTGCTTCCTATTTTCGTTGAATGGCAACTCTACATAATTCAAATTATTAAGAATGCACCAATCTATAAGTTCAGAATCTCTTTTCTTTTGGTTTAAAAAGTCTTGAGCGCAAGTATGATATAGAGAGTTAAATTTATAATGTTGCTCTCCATGAACTTCGATTACAGTCTTGATCGTATTGATATAAAAATCAATGATTGCCTTTTTGTCACGCCTGATACGAACCGGTATCTCTTCGCAGATTTGTAACGTTGGATATATCTCTTTTAGAAGAGAGCGAGCAGCTAGATGTAGCTTAGATCGGGGTCTTTCCTCGTTTCCCCGGATCAAGCTGCTCTCAATCTTCCATTTATGGATACCTCCGTCTAAACTCCTAGTCTTCATTCTCTTCTTTTCTCAGGGGAAGGACGGGGAATTTAACAGTATCTTTAGTAGCCTTGGTTCCGGGGCTGGGTGTAGATTTTGGGCCTTCAGCAGGCATGGAAGTAATTTCTTTGATAGAAGGAATCTTAACGTCTGTATCAATAGCCCACAAGATGCCTTCTTTTGTAGCATAGCTCCTCATTCTGCGAATTGGAACAATAAGATTAAAAGTTTCTCCAGCACCACGAACGAGCATCCCCATGTACTGGCCAGCCTTTTCACCAGACCTTTCGCTCAGGAAAACCCCGCCGCCGCTGGACCCCGGAAACGCAGTCACTGTAGTTTGATCAAAGACTACTCCATCTCCATTCCCCAAGTCAAGAACTCTTCCAACTTGAGAGCAAATTCCTCTCGTCATCGAATTCGAGCCAGTTTGACCTAGTAATGAGCCGACGTGGTATAGTTCAGTGCCAATAGCAACTGGCCTACCTTTGCCCTTATAGAAGGTGACGGACTTATCGATAAAGCCCTTCTTCCGAATCATCAAAAGGGCCAAGTCTTCGCCGTTCTCAGAATCACTGTATTTGATCACCTTGGCTTCCATCTTCATTTCGCCAACGCGACGACCGTCTTCGACTAACTCCTGAACGATTTGAGCATCTTTGAACTCAACCACTTTTCTAGATTGCCCATCCTTGATAATCGTTCTAACAGAGCGAAGCCCATCTACAACGTGGGCTGCTGTCCACACAAAATTAACCTTCTGTTTGACGTTCGGGGAAACTTCGACTTCTCGTGTTACGATAACGCCAGAGCCTTCCCCGCTCTGTGTCTTGACAGTAACAGAAACGTCCTGTAGGTGTTGATATAGTCTTGCGGCAATTGACTCTGGTGCTTCTTTTCCATTAGTTGCGGGTGGCCCCAAAGTAACAACCGGATCTTCAGCAACCACATTAACGGTACTTGCCAAGAAAATTAACGCAGCCGTAAAAATTGTCTTTATCATTGTCTTACCTTTCAATTCCAATCATAGAAAAAATGTCATTTTCAAATTTGATATACTCGTTTGGGTTTTCCTCTAGGTACGCAGCTAAATTATTCTTTCCCTGTAGCTTTTCCTCGTTTGGGAGGGTGAGCCAAGATCCGCTTTTTTGCACTAAGCCGAAATCTACAAGCAGATCCGCAAGCTCCATCTCCTTCCAGATACCTCGGCCATATTTAATATGACTGGTCACTTTCTGCCCCGGAGGGCCAATAGCAGAGGTAACAACTTGCCAATGCACGGTCTGACCAATTTGAGTCTCTCCCTGTAATATGGGAGTGATGTGCGTAGCGTGCAGCTTAACATCAACCTGATATTTTAAGGCGGTTCCCGATTTTTCTACCTTAGTTTTGCCTCTTCCGAACTTGTTGACATTAGCCATTAGATGCGTGATCCCAACAACCGTAACTTTATTGATAGGGAGCACGTTAGAAATTCTCCTACAGAATTTAGCCAACACCTTTTGAACGCTCATTACTTGTTGGTCGCTTAAATCCCCCGTCAGTTCTGCATCGCTGGCGAGAGCCGAAAAGGAATCAACAATACATATGCAGTCGGGCTGCGTATGAATCAATTGGTCAAAGATGCTAAGATATTTTTCAGCAGAAAGTATATTACCCTGTGTCGATCCTATGATTTCGAGATACTCCGGGTCCATATTAATGCCAGAAATCCCCTCTATATCTCTCTTTCTTAACCGTCCCTCAATGTTGCCATAATAAACTTTGCGTTTAAGGCTTTGAGCGTTGGCACAAAAGGTGAGGGCGGTAACTGTCTTGCCGACCTTTTCTGGACCCGTCAGTATAAAAAGGGAGCCTTCGGGGACGCCCCCACCCAAGGCAATGTCAATCTTGGGACTAACCGATATGATCTCTAGTTCTTGATTGGTTATCGAAGACGGGTCATGGATAACGTCCCCATATTCCTTAATGATATCCTTCGTCATTCCAATTCCTCTAATTTGGAAATGATAGATCTCTTTTTGTTATTACTGGTAAAGTTTTCTTTGCTATGAAAATCATAAGATAGCTCTTCTTTACTAGCTGTGCGCTCTACATAAGTATACTCTTCAATTTTCTCGTGAACCCATTTCGGCCTTAGACTCATGACATATTTGTTGGTTTTTAAGAACGCAATGATTTTATCAACACCGTGCTTGTCAATAAGCTTTGTTAGACTACGGTTATTAATTTGTTCCCTGTAGAATTTCTGCCAATCTGAAAGCTGCAACTCTTTGGTATAGAAGCCGCGAGGTAGTTCCTTTATATCTTTAGCCGCTTTATTTTCACATACCATCTCTACAATATATTGACGGCCAGTTATCCATGCAACTCCATTTTCATCCACATCTGGAGAATAGCGAGATGGGTAACGTCTAGATTCTGTTCTATTCTTCATCAGGTCGAATCTTGTGAACCCATTCGCCACGGTCTCCCTTGCGTGGTATCGTAGTGGAGAGAGGCTCATTTTTATTCTCATCCGCTCGCAATGATCCTGCTTTGGTCATGACCGCAACACCGGGAACGCCACCGGCAGTCTTTGTAATAAGCATTTGATCCCTCAGAACTTTGTCGCTAATGCGATCTAGCTCCTTTTGAATCGTCTCAACGCTCCTGTTAAGTTGTTTCGCCATTTCTTCTGCTGAGACATTGTCCATAGCCATTCCTTTAAGGCAGGAAATCTCTACTTCTGTAATCTTGCCCTTTTTCATAGTAGCTCTCTTTCTGCATTATGTAGGTATGCAATATTTTTAGTTCTTAAAAAGTCTCTATAAAATCTAAATGCTCTTTCTCCAATTTCTACGAATCTCCACTCCGGTCTCCCCGCATGGGGCATCCGCTTACTACCCATTCCTTCGCTAAACATGCCTACCGGATTAAACAACCGTCCATGCTTGCCTCGCTTGGCGTAATATTTGGTTCTTGCACCAATAGTAATTTTCATAGCATGGGCAATGGCAGATTCTTTTGCTTCGTTAGAGTCTAATTTTACTGCGGGATATTTCTTGTCTTCTAGATAATCATGCTTACCAGAGACAGTATAGATAACCTCCACTCGCTTAGGCTCCTTGCCTTTTTTACTTTTATCTATGACGTGAAATCCTTCGTTGGGATCTTTCTTTTTTGCCATGTTATCTCCTCTTTCTCTTAATATCTCTTGTCTTTTTCTCTTTACGTGCCCACTGGGTACTTTCCTGTGGTTTTTCTATACGGCTCATGCCTTCTGGTAACTGTTCCATGCCCGACGTTTTCTTTGTTTTAAAACTTTCCTGCATATCTTCTATTTGCCGCTTGCTATATTTTGCAGATTGTTTTTCTGCATAATGGCCTATGGTTTTACATTCAGATAAAGACCTTGTCACCGACCCTCCAATGTCATCGAAAGAGAAATCTCGCTCTCCTTTTTTATGGCATTCTGGGCATCTAAAATATTTTCTCTTAGTGAATTCTGACATACTGCAAGTATGTGAAAAATTAATCTCGCAATGATTGCAACGAAATATATATTCTGGCATCGTTTATTTCCCTTAAATTCTACCCCCAGAGTTTCGAAATCGGCCCACAATAAAGGTACAGGAGCAACCAAATCTGCGCAATGGCGAGGGAGACTGCCGTCACCATCCCGTGCTTGGGGTATTTTTTGTAGATTATATACGTTGCTGCTACTGCGATATAGGTTCCTAAGAACTTGCACAAAATAAAGAGTGATACGTCTCCATTGTCTAGAGAGATCAGGTATTGGCCAATTGGGTTTTGCTCCACTTCCTCGATATAGCTTCTCGCTTTACTCAGCCAATAAGTATCTATTGCCGAAATTGCTACGATCAGAGCACAACAAATATGAAGTATAATTCTATGCATGATCTTAGGATTAATATAGTAAAATTACACGCATTTAGACCATGCACATTGGGTGCAAGTAATGCAGCCTTCCTGACGTATCAACTCCCTACTTTCACATTCGGGGCACGCCCCTTCCTCCTTGGTTCCATCCGGTATATATTTCTTGAGTGCTCTGGCCATACTCTTTGCAAAACAAGTCATGTCTCCTCTTACCTTTTCTAATTGTTGCACTACCATGTGAACATTCGCACCGTGCCGAAGAGTCATGGAAGTCATCCTCGTCAGAGCGTCTTCCTCTTCGGTGCAAGTAGCGTTAATAGGTGAGAGTTCCAATCCATTTTCCAACATGGCTTTGTAGACGCCCTTGGGCCTCCCGAGCTTCACGATAGTTCCAGACTTAACTTTCTTGTCAATAAAGCCGTTCTTGCCTGCAAATACTTCATATACATCATTGTCTAGTATTCCAACAAACACAAAATATTGCTCCCCCTTGACCTTGATATGATGCACGTCACAGGGTAGCTCTCTTGGCCTTTTGGAGGGGGTCGTTGTATGACATGCCCCGCATGGAGCGTTGTTGATAGATGACGAAGCGGACAAAACAGATGTCATGGTTCCTGCCCTGTAAGTGGTAAATCCCTTGATGCCATTTTCCCAAGCCTTATTGTAGATCTTTTTAAAGTCGTCGTATAAGTAGTCATTACGCAAATTAATAGTTTTGGAGATTGCAGAGTCAACCCATTGGGCGAAAATCGACATCGTATTCACATGGGCGTCAACGTCTAAATCCATGGTGCAAGAGGCCCATCCTGCCTCTGGGTTCCATCTATCCGTATTCTTTAAATAAGTAACCCCATAATCTTCTACCCACTCTTCCTTCAGTAAGCCCCGAGTCCTGTCAAACTTCCAAGTTTTATCTTCAAAGGTCGTGGCTAATAAGTGCTCATCCCCTTCCTTTACCCAAGTCCAGTTAAATCCAGTGTCTGGGACTTGTAGTAAGTCAAAAGTTTTATTCTCCCAATCGACGCCCTTTGGGACAGAAAGCCCTTCCGGGGCATTAGGCTGTATCGAGGTTCTTACATACCCGTGCATGAAGAGGGGTTCTAAGCCACCGCTTACAAGGTTGGCAAAACAAGAGCTATTCCCCGTGGGTTGTATGGAGGTAACATGAGAATTGCGAACACCGTGCTCTTTAATTAAATTGACGGTGCTCCTGTCGAGCCTTTTAATAAACTCGCCCTTAAGGTACCGGTCCTTATCGTAAAGGGGGAAGGTTCCCTTCTCTTTTGCAATTTGAGCGGACGCCTTGTAGGCCTCGTTGGTGAAAAACTTCATTAAGCTTTCTGTCATCTCTAGTGCTTTTTTGCTACCGTACTTGACATGCGCCATTAGCAATGCGGACCCATAGCCTAAAACACCTAAGCCGACACGTCTTTTATTTTTCAGATTATCTTTTTGAGTTTTTAGAGGCACGTATGTTTTATCGTTAACGTTGTCCATAAATCTAACGGCTGTAAAAATAGTCTCTTTCAAGTCACGATACTTCCAGTCCTTTTTGACCGGATCGATGAAATGAACCAGATTGATAGAGCCGAGTAAGCACACTCCCCCAATAGGCAATGCCTGTTCTCCGCATGGGTTAGTGGCATTAATCGATTCGCAATAATACAAATTATTCATACGATTCATACTGTCCACAAACAAAACGCCCGGTTCGTTTCGGTTGTACGTATTTTGCATTATAAGATCCCACAATTCACGAGCAGAATCAAACTCATGGTAGGTAACTAAAGGGGATTCTTCATGATCGATATCTTCAAACAGCGAGAGCCATGCTTGGATATCACCATTCCAATGCTCTTTATATTCTGAAGGGAAGGCCTCATAGTTTGGAAAAACTAGCTTCCATGGAAGGTCAATAGCAACGGCGGTCATGAGATCGTCGGTGCATAGAACTGACATATTAAACTTAGACAATCGCCCCGGAGTTTTCTTAGCCTCAATGAATTCCACTACGTCAGGATGCCAGCAACTTAGAGTGACCATTTGCGCACCCTTACGGATGAAGTTTTTCTGGCCTTTTCTTGATTGCTTGCCAGAGCCTGCCGTGATAATCTCGGAAGACTTATCCCACAATTCTAAGAATTTAACCGATCCGGGGGATTGGTTCCCGATGCCTCCGATATGAGCGCCACAGGGCCTCAGAACGTCAGCACAAAACCCGTATCCGCCTTCGCTCTTAAGAATCTTAGCTTGACGTAATAAGGTGTCATAAATTCCTTCAATAGAATCGAGATCTTTACCTTGAAATCCGTCAACGAAGCAATTAATATAGGTAGTACCCTTTAATGAGGTTCCTGCATTTGAGGTGATGCGACCTCCGGGGACAAACTTAAAGTCTTCCAATGCCGCATAGAATTTTTCAGTCCACTCTTCTTGGTTTTTTTCCACTGATGCTAGGTCTTTGGCTACCCTGAGCCATGTATCTTCTACGCATTCATCGTTGGTGAACTTATACTTTTGATACCATGTTTCATAGCTAAAGCTATTAGTAAATCTATCTGACATAGCAAACTCCGTTGCTTATTATTTTAATTCCAATGTTGCAATATCATGTTCAAAAAGTTCTGTGCGACCCTCCTCAAAAAGCCATCTAGAAGTTGGGTGATAATCTTTTTCTGTCAAGCAGTGAACTTCTTTGATGGCCGCGTTTATAATAGACCCCGCGCACTGTATGCAGGGGACTCCACACCAGCAGAACATAACAAGACCGTTGGCTGGAATGGGCAGTTTATTAAGAGCATTGCGTTCCGCATGTTGGCACGAACATAGTTCGGCTCTTTTTCCTGAAGAGTAGCCTAGCATGTTGCGAGGACATTCATTACACTTCGAAAGAAACTCGCAAGTTACGTCAACATCCTGACTATCCATTGTGTCGCTTCTGATACAGAGTTGTGCTCTCTCTCTGGCTGTGAGTTGAGGCCAAAAGAACCCCTTTAAAAATTTTACGTCATTACAGTGCGGGGTTCCTTCAGGAGGCCCGTTATATCCGGCCCCCACAATGCCATTAGTAGAGGGGTCTACCACAACGACCCCCACCCTTCTTGATAGGCATGGGTTTTGGTCGTTGGCAATGACCTTGGCAAGGCCCATGTATTTCCTTATAAACTTTTCCTTCACTCTCCTAACCCTTCACAGAATTACTGTTCCCTAAGTTGGTCCTTCATGTTTCTCCGGACACATTGGCAATACGAATGGACTTTCTGATAAGGCTCCCCGTTTCGAAGCGATGTGGCGTCATCCTGCGGCACTTGAGAAACGAAATAGCCTTTCCCGTGGCAGTGTCGGCAGCTACGCCCCTGAGCTACATTATTATACAGCCGAGCGATCATGGGATCGAAGGTTGTTCTGTAAAAATGGAGGGGTTTTTTGGATTTTTTATTCGTCATATAAATAGTTCCTATACCAGTCCTTTTGAATAGTAAATTGATATCTAAACAGGGAAGATCTTGCCAAGTCTGATGGCATCACAGCCGAGTCTGCTAAATATGGCACCGGGTCCAAATACGCTTTCCGATATGCATACGCAACGGCAGTGCTGCAAACAAAAACATTTGTAGGATCGTCATCCTTGACGTTTTGCTTGGCCAGTCGCCAGAATGGTAAATAGTGCTTTATCAATTTACAGATATTTTTCCACCCATAGGGGAGTCCCGACAGGTCTATCATAATATTGCTAACTGCTTTAGCCGTTTCGTTGGTAAATTCAAAACGTTCATCCCCGTATTGAATCACGTTAGCGGCTCTAAAAACGTCTATATTGTTGGGATGTGTTTCAATCTGAGTTTTTAGGGAAACAGCCCTTCCCCCTCGGAACTCTCTGAATTCAACGCATCCTAAATTGTCATCATCCCAATGGGCTATAGCTGCATGACTGTGAACTCCGCTGCCATATCTTTTGATTAACCAAGATATTAGCCCTTTGCCACGAAACAAGAGAACGTCACCCTCTTGGATTAGAGGTCGGGCTTCTGCATACGGTAGTATATTCATGGTTTTCTACCCGTGAGCATCTCTAGGGATTGGCTTAGAGTAGCAATTTGGACTTTAAGCGCATTAATAGCTTCAGTATTTTTTTCTAAAACTGTCTGTAGCTTTTCTTCCTGTCTGGCGATTCTATCTTCTTGATCTAGCAACGCCTCATGATATAGCTCTAGCTTAGTTTGCATAGCTATTGTTTGTTGTTGAACTAGAAGCCTAGCCTCGTCACGAGTAATAAGGTCTCTTCCCGTCATCATCCAAAAGCCTGACATGCTAACCACAATTGCCGCTAAGAAAAAAATCACATCCTTTACGTATGGATTACCTTTGGCGATGGCTACCATTTGGGTTCTCACTATCTAAGGAAAAGGAAGTGAGAAAAGGGGCCTCGGCTTCCCAAGGCCCCCTCCTCGTAATTATGACATCAGATTACCAGTTATACCGTGCGTGATATCCGCTCTGCACAGGATCAGGACTGCCATCGCGGAAGACGAGGCGACCCGGAGTATCCTGAGACGGATTAGCAGCAACGTCGGTTTGGGCAGCACGCATTCCAGCAGCGTCATCGACGGCTGTGGTGATGTTGTATGCGCCAGACACGGCGTTAGTGACAGAACTAAACGCTCCGGTGAAGATATTCCAGTTGCCCTGCCGTACTGCCGTCTTATAGAAATATGTTCTAAGAACATCTAACTGTAACGGAGAATAAGCGACGTTGGCACTGTTGGAGTCTCCACCTTCCATAACGGTGCTAGACTCTCCAGCAATAGTGGTCGAAGCAATCATCATTACCTGTGTTCCCTGATTGAAAGTGCCGGGGACTGCTCCCTCGACCGGTCCAACGCCAGAAACGATGGTAATAATAGGATTGCCTTCGCCTAAAGCAGACGATGACCAGTTGGTTGAATCTGCAATTGTTCCCCCGTCACGAATATTTCCGTGACGATTGTCAACATACAGGGGCAGCCCATTATCTCCATAGCTGCCAGTAACCGGTGTAGTCGTAATATTAGTGATAAACGCCATAATAAAACCCTCTCTTTACAGAGACGATAAATTTCCTTTGAGTCCTTACATGTGAAATAGTCCTTCCCTATACTATAGTATTACACCAAATGATCCCGCGCATCTAAGATTGATTCGTAATTTTCAGAACCAATTATTCCATCAACAAACCCGTATATAACCGCATCTTCTGCGGTTAGCCACCAGTCTTCCTTTGACTCTAGCCTATGCTTTACAAACTCCTTAACTTTGGCTTTAGGAATGTCTTGGAAATATGCACCCGTCTCATAGCAGACATCAGAGTATATGTCATACATTCGCGTCCCGCTAAGTTTACAGAATTCATAATAGGACCGGACTTGCTTGACTGTTCCCTCCATTGACTGCTCACCCTCATGGATACACCAGTAACAATTGGGCATCGTTAGCCTGACACCCTTGCCGTGGACAGCCTGTGGGATGATACTCCCCATAGAGGCAGCCAGTCCGTGACATATAAAAACAAAAGACGCCTCACTATGCTGTATGGCGTCGTATATAGCCATTCCGCTTTCCCATTCGCCCCCCGCGCTATATTGGTGAATGACTATTGGATCGGAACTGAGACTCTCTAATACTCTTAGGTTTTTAATAAACCTCGTAGCTACTCTATAATCTACTTCAAGATATTCCTCTTGGTCGTAA